TGGATATCCATCCTGGTAAAACCTGTTTTCTGTGTGTCTCACCCGACTACTCAAGCATTGTGACTCAACATTTGAGTCATGCCTTGAGTATGGACGGTGAGATTTTTCATATTGAGGCAGTAAATGTACCTTTTCCAGATGAATCCGAAAAACCCTACAGAATCAACTTTGAAATCGACTACGCTGACTGGGTTTTGGATTGGGAAAACTTTGTCCTCATTGAAGCAGGTGTAATCCGTGGTGGAAACTACACTTGGATCACCAAAGTGATGGAAAAGTTTACCAATAAGAATTATTACTCAGTAGCACTCTACGAAAACAAGAGAAGCAAATTTAAGTCTGATTTTGTTTCTCATTATTATGACAATGAGACACAAGACCTCCACTTCTGGTGGGAGCGTCCTAATAACCACTGGGAATGTCCCTAAATACTTAAGAGCGATAGGAACCGCTATAAAAGTTCTGTTTAACCTTTATGGAGAAAACAGATGGCAAACAGTCCTATTCCCGATCAAAGTAAAGACTTTATAAATTCTGGTATGGTCTTAATAACTGACCCCAGAAGTGATAAATATCTCAATATGGCGCAAAAGCGTCAAAACGATCCTCCCCAAGATCGAAATTCAAAATGGTGTGGTGGTAAAAATGGGTTTGATGATTATGTAGAGAGACTTTAATGGCATACAGATTCAGATCTGAAAAATACGTTAGTAGAGGGTTTCGAGATCTTGCGATCTCATTCGCAGCGAATCCCTTTACTAAAGATTTTGGTGCCGTGAAAAATGAAAATGCTATTAAGCAATCAGTTAGGAATTTAGTACTAACTATGTTAGAAGAGAGACCCTTTCAACCCGACGTGGGGTCTCAGGTAAGAAAACTCTTGTTTGAGCCTTGGGATCCTTTCACCCAAGACGCAATTAAGGGAGAAATCGTAAATACTCTAGAGCGATTAGAAACTCGCATCGAGGTTGAAGCAATTGATCTGATTGATAATGCGGATTTGAATGAAATTCAGATTTCCTTGGAATATAAAATCGTCGGTCAAGCAATCACGCAAGAAGTGGAGTTCCTTCTAGAGAAGACTTAAAATGCCAGCAATTCCTTCACAATTAACGTCTCTAGACTTCTTTGAAATTAAGGAGTCTATTAGATCCTATCTCAGGACTCGTAACGAATTCTCGGATTACGATTTTGAGGGATCTGCTGCATCTTATTTGCTAGACATCCTAGCATACAATACTTACTATACGGCATTCAACGCCAACATGGCATTGAATGAAGCGTTTCTTGAGACCGCTACAGTTAGAGACAATATTGTCCGTATTGCGAAGCAGTTAAACTATACACCTAGGTCTATTAAAGCTGCTAAGGCGTGTGTTACCGTCACAGCAACTGTGCCCATTTCTTTGAATGGCACAAACTATCCCGAATATGCAACACTGCAGAAAGGTGATGTATTTGTCGCTTCGACATTTGCAGATACATTTACCTTTGCAGTTACTAGAGATGTACAAGTGCCTGTTAACCCAACTACGGGTAAGGCTACGTTTCAGAATCTTGTAATGTATCAAGGTAACCTGCTTACCTATGATTATACTGTTGACTATACAAAGAAACAGAATTATATCATTCCTGACGAGAATGTAGATACCGATTTGATTTATGTTGATATTTCTCCAAACCAACAGTCTGAAGAAATTGATACATACACCCTTGCTAAGAATGTGACCGCTCTGGATGGCACATCTCGTATTTACTATCTTGAAGAAACTGATGACCTGAGATATAGAATTATCTTTGGTGATGGTGTCATTGGTCGTAAGTTGATTGATGGCGAGTACATTCGTATTTCATACGTTTCAACCATTGGACAGAATGCAAACGGAGCTAGTGACTTTGCATTTGTCGGAAGAATCATTGACAGTGACGGACGTAACATCCCACCTTCTAGAGTTAAGGTAGAGACAACTGAGAAGGCTCAGCAAGGTGAAGATAGAGAAGATGCACTGTCTATCAAGTATAGGGCACCTAGAGCATTCGCTACACAAAACCGTGCTGTAACCGAATCGGATTACGAGCACATTGTAAAAGAAATTTATCCTCAGGCAGCTGCTGTTACAGCATATGGTGGAGAGAAACTCAGTCCTCCCCTCTATGGCAAAGTTTTTATTGCAGTCAGACCTAAGACTGGTAATAAGTTGAATGCTACGACTAAAAAGTCAATTGAGCAAGATCTGGCACCTTATGTTGTTGCATCAGTGCAACCTGAAATCATTGATCCCACGATTTACTATATTATTCCAAAAACCTATGCATATTACGACGGAAATGCAACTCCCAAATCGGGAGCACAACTATCATCCGATGTACTAAAATCTGTTGATCAATATAACAAAGCAAATCAGAATAATAGATTCAATGGTCGCTTTGATACATCTAAGTATGGTGCAATGGTTGATAACACCGATCCTGCAATTGCAGGTAGTGTTACCCAAACGACTTTGGGGCAAAATGTAGATGAATTTGCATTCAATCAGGTATTTACCCAATGTTTGGATTTCGGCAACCCTCTGCACGATCCTAGCGGTTACTCAGGCAATACTCCTGGTAATGGTGGTGATAGTGGCAGATGTACAGAGGACAGAAATTGCCCACCTGGACAAGTTTGTGTAAATGGTATTTGTAAAACACCTTGTGGAGACAGCTCTAGCTGCCCTGAAGGATATGAATGTGTAAATGGTTATTGTGAGCCTATTGGAGGAGACACTGGAGATGATCCTGGTGGTAACGGATCTAAGTGTAAGCCATCCTTCTCTGTGGTCAAGTCTGGCACATTCTATGCAGATGGTTATACAGATCAGTTGGTAGATCTTGCATTGGCAACAGGTGGTCAAACTGGTGCAACTAATGCAACCACAGGAGTCCAGAGTCCCCTTCTTGCTGCGAATGCAACTGCGCTTCAAGCAGCTGTCGCAAATGTGCCTGTGAAGATGAGAGATGATGGTATGGGCAATCTGATGCTCGTTACGGAGAGAGATGAAACTGAAGTTATCCTCAACGAAAATGTTGGTAGTGTTGACTATGCTAATGGTGTAGTTTGCGTTGGTCCACTCAACATCGTAGGCACTCCAGATGACACTACAAGGGTCCCTGTGCAAGTCCTTCCCTATCCTGGGTCCATTATTATTCCCCCTGGTGTTGATCCCACAATCTTTAATCCTGCGGTTAATACAATCGATATCAATAGAGACCAAATCTCAATCCCCACCTTCGATCCTAATAACTTCCAAGGTTATAACTATGGTAATGTGACGGGGATAAATATCATTGACTATCCCGATGACTCCTTCGAGTATCCAGTCCCAACGTCCTGTTTCTGACTTCTGAGTAGATGTACAAAAAGAATATTTCCGTATCAGATAGAGTTGAGAATCAGCTTCCTGAGTTTATCAGAATGGAAGATCGTCAATTTGTTGACTTTCTTTTTGAATACTATAAATCTCAGGAAAAGACTGGTCGCCCCTTTGATATTCTCAACAATCTCCTCAATTATCTCGATTTAGATAATTATGAGTCCACGGATCTTGCAAGTGAAACCAATCTGCTCGAAAATATTGGCATTTATGATGATACTATCCGAGTAGAAGACATTGATGGTTTCCAGCCTACTGATGGCACCATCATGGTTGATAATGAAATCATGTACTATGAGTTGGTGACTCGTGGTCCTGATGCTATCATCACTCCTGGTATTTCTGTCAATCAGTTTGAAAAAAAGAAACAGCAACTGGAAAACCCTTTCCCACTGTTTGATGGATCTAGAAGAAATTTCCCTCTGAGTTTTCTTGGCACACCTGTTGCTCCCCCTTCAGCATTTCACCTGATTGTAACAGTATACGATGAGACCCTGATTCCCATTGTAGACTATATCATTGATGGGGATGAGATTCAGTTTACGACTGCTCCAAGAGAGCGTACTGGTGCTGATGACTCTGCATTTACCAGAATTGATTATCTGGTTGGATATGCGGATCAAGGAATCATCACTACAGATGTTCTGCCATTTCAAGAATTTGAAGGTAAAAAGAATTATCCCTTAAGAGTTGGCACTCAGTCATATAGTCCAACGTCTGAGATTGGTTTGATTGTCAACAAGAATGGCAGAATCCTCAGACCCTACGACGAATATACTGTTTTTAGAGACAATATTGTTTTTAACTTCCCTCTGGGTGGTGCAGATCAAATCAATGTAAGATCTGTTGAGTACATTGCTCCCCAGTTTGGATCTGGAGCAACTGGTATTGTTTCTGTAGATGCTCAAGGTCGAATTGATAGAATTATTCCTAAGAGTGGTGGTAACGGGTATCGTCTTGATTTTGCTCCCAGAGTGACCGTCAGCAGCACCCAAGGTCGCGGTGCTACTGCAAAAACTCTTGTAAGTGGTATTAAGAATATTCAACTTATTGATGGTGGTCAAGGTTATACTTCATACAACCCACCAATTCCTCAGGTTGCTGGTCCTTCGGATCCCAATGGCACCCAGGCAAGTCTCTCTCTGACTGTTAATGATGAGACTGGACAAGTCGATACCATTACTATTGAAGATTCTGGTAGTGGTTATGATTTTATTCCTGCCATTACATTCCTGAATCCTGGTGGTGCTACTATTAGTGATCCCACTATTGATAGTGAAGGCAGACTCAATGTCGATAGTATCACTGTATTGACACCTGGAGAAAGATACACCAATCCCCCACTGGTGTATATCGATCCTGCGACTGGAGATGGCATTAGTGCTCAAGCAGTTGCTCGTATCGACCAGAATGGTCAGGTATATGAGATTCAAGTTACAAACAGAGGTAGAGGGTATACCTCTGCACCTAGAGCGAGAATTATCGATCCAATTGGTGCTCAAGTACTTGATGTGACTGTTGCATCTGGTGCAGTCACGAATATTGAAATGCTTACTGGTGGTCAGGGATATACTGATGCACCTTCTGTTTATATTGTTGATGATAGAAAAGATGCATATGGTGTTGCTATTGGTGGCACTGGTGCAACTGCTGCGGCAACTATCTTTAACGGTGAAATTACAGACATCAACATCACTAATTTTGGTGAAGGTTATTCTAGCGAATTCCCTCCTAAGATTTTCATTGCTACACCAAAGGCAGCAAGATCTTCAGTAACAGTCGGATTTAATGAAATCACAGGTTACGAGATCATTGAAGGTGGTGAGAAGTATGCACCATCAGCATTCCTTGGTGTAAAAAGAGGCGTATCAGGTCCTGTTGGATATGATACATTGCATAATGAGATTTATGCAGGAGAATCTCAACTTCAACAGTCCAATCACCTTCGTGGTGCAAAGGTAACCAATATTGATGCACTTTTTGTTAAAGAAGTGTTTGATAAGTTTAGAAGACAGTATCTTCCTGGAATTAACCTGGATTACTCTTCAATCAATCCAGTCCAGGTAATTAAAAACATTACGGACTTCTATACTTCCAAAGGTACTAAACTCGCTACACAGTATCTGTTTAAGATCATGTTTGGCGAGCAGGTTGATGTTTACTATCCTCGTGAAGAAATCATCTCCCCCTCTGCAGCGACATGGGTTGTTGATACCATTCTGCGTGCAGAATTGATTAGTGGTGATCCTAGGGATCTGTTGGATTCTCAGTTAACTCAATTTGCTGATGAAGTTGATCTCTCAGTAAAACCTGCAAGTGCTCTGATTGAAAATGTAATTACAATCATTGAGGGTAGTGACACCATCTATGAATTGGCAATTTCAGAAGAGACACTTACTGGCGATTTCATCATCCCCTACAAAACAACTCTTGTTGAGCCTCTGACAACAACTGGTCAAATTATTACCGTTGACTCTACAATTGGATGGCCAGAAAGAAACGGCACCATCCTTATCAATGACGAAGAGCAAGTACAATATAAGGAAAAATCACTTAACCAGTTTATCGAATGCACCAGATCTAGGAATGGTGTTGTAGAAGATTGGGATCCTGGTACTAAAGTTTTTTCAGACATCTTTGTTTATACAAACAGAGGTCAGACAAACGAATGTAAACTCAGAGTCCTGGGTATTGCAGAAGCGGGCACAACGGTCCTTGATGACACAGGATCTTACTATCTGCAGGGTGACAAACTAAAAGTTGCTAAATTGGGATCTACAGCAGAGGATGAGAGACTGTCTTCTTGGTTGTACAACGTTAAAAAACTGATTCAAGTTGCTAGCATCACTCCTGGTGGTGTTAACAACCAGACTGCAACTGTTGTTTGTGATAACCCTCATGGTCTCCTGGTGTCCGATCAGGTGACAATTTATGGTGCTAACCCTGTTGTATATAACGGCACCTTTACTGTCACATCTCGTATTGATGAATTCCAATTCTCATACCAGATCAATACCCCGACAGAAATTATTCCTCAGGGTAATATTCTGCTGTCGGTTGACTTGAATAGAGGTAAATCCGATGTCAACTCTATCAATAAAGTTGTAAGTGAGTTTACGACAAACATCCAAAACTCCTTCTTCAACGATGATTACGTTTATGTTGCTGCTTCTGGTCTACCCAATTATAAGATTGGTCCTTTCACTGGTTCGGCGCTGATCCCTGGCAACCAGCGTAAACTGCTTCGTTTCCCTCGTCTTGTACAAACGATTTCCGAGCGTCAAAACATTACCGCAAACAGCTCGATTGGATCTTGGGTCAATGGTGTCTCTATTTGGGCATATAAGTCTAGAGAGTTTGTTAGATTTGGTCCTCTGACTGGAATTACTGTTACTAATAATGGTCAGGACTATGATGCTGGCAGTAAGCCAACTCTGGAAATCGAAGGCGGTGGTGGCACTGGAGCTGTCGGTGAAGTTGTTGTCAACGGTAGTTTGAGTGGATTTGAGGTTACCGCTGAAGGTAGTGGATATACAGAATCTCCCCTGGTCTCCATCGTTGGCGGCGGCGGTAGTGGAGCAACTGCACAAGCTGTCGTAACTGGTGGTCGCGTCACCAGAATTCTGGTTGAGCAACCAGGCACAGGATATACTTCGCAACCTAGCGTTTCTATTACTGGTGGCGGTGGCACAGGTGCTGAGGCAACTGCAAGTGTCCGTGGTCCTATTCAAAGTGTTTCTTTGTCATCTACTGGTAGCGGATATACATCTCTGCCTACAGTTAGAGTCAACTCTGGTGAAGGTGCTCTGGCACAACCCATTGTAATCAATGGTCGTATTGTTTCTATCGCTATTATTAACTCTGGTAGTGGATATACTACTGCACCTGAAGTAATCATCAACGGTGATGGTTTTGGTGCTATTGGTAAAGCAACTATTGGCACTGTTGGTGAAGATAAAGGTCGTGTGCTGTCTATAACCATCACTAACAGAGGTATTGGTTATACACAGGGTCAGACTACAGTTAGATTGCAGTCTGTCGGTGAATTTGCAACATTCACCCCACAAGTATTTGAGTGGAATAAGAATCTTCAATATGATCTCCAGTCTAAGTTTGACTTTGCTAGAGGATATGTCTTCACTGGTCTGAATAACCAGTTTGGTGGTGAGTATGCTCATCTTAGCGATCCTAAAGAGCTTCGTTATGTGGTTGGCGATAACGTCTTCCTCAATCCTGTCACACAGCAATTCCAAGAGGTTGCATCTAACTTCGAGCACTCTCCTATTTTGGGTTGGGCGTTTGATGGTAACCCCATTTATGGTCCTTATGGTTATATTGACCCAACTGACCAAAATAGTGGCATCAGAAGACTTCGTACATCTTATAAGTTAAAGGATAACGTTGTATTTGACGCTGCAACTAATCCAAACCCTGCTCGTGTTGATGGTCCTACAATTGCAGATTATCCTGCAGGTACATTTGTAGATGACTATACATATGACTTCCAATCTGGTGATCTGGATAACTACAATGGTCGTTTCTGTAAGACACCTCAGTATCCTGATGGCACCTATGCATACTTTATTACTATTGATGCATCGGAAGCAGGTATTGCTGAATTCCCATATATCATTGGACCTCAGTTTAACTCACTGCCCGATCCTTGGAACTTTGCTCAAGGTGCAACCCAAGAAAATATTCCTGCAGACGTTGTAAGATTCAGAGATCCTTATGTCAATGTTGATATTGACATTGATCGTCAACCCAACCAAGAGTCTGATGTCCTGACTACAGAGATTGAAGGTTATCCTATTATCTTTGAAATTCAGGATAGCAATAACGATGGTGTTATTGATGCTAATGAGCAGCAAGAGATCCTTGAGATGTCTGAAGAGGCAACTCTTCAGATCTATGATTACTTCCCTCAAGTTTCCGAAGAATCTAGAGTTGATATTGAAGTTGAAACAACTACTCAGTTTGAAGACGCTCAGATTGATGGTTTCGTTATTGAAAACCCAGGTAAATCCTATCAGGTCAATGACGTTGTTTTCTTTGATGATACTGATACTGGTGGATTTGGTGCATCTGCACAAATCGAATCTGTTAAAGGTCAAAACATTACTTCTTACAGTAAAGAAATTATTGGCGACCGTCCTTATGGCGTTATTACTACAGATCAAGTGCATGATCTTCGTCAACAGGACGAAATCATTGTTAACTCCACTCCTGTCGTAGATAACACTAACAAAAACTTTAAGGTTAAAGTTGTCTCTGGTGTTGAGCGAGTCAATGTAACACAAGTTGGTATTGGTTACAATGAGGACATTCCTCCTACCTTCGAGTTGATCACTTCTTCAGGTAAAGATGGTTTGTTAAAAATTGTACTTGAAAATACTGGTCAAGTTAACAAAGTCAACATTATCAATTCTGGTAATGAGTATGATCCTGACGACGTGCCTCAAATTCGCGTCTCTCATCCCCAACAATTCAAGAAGACTCGTTATTGGTTGGCAGAATATGTCGAAGCGACTGGTGTAGTCACCGTAAATGATATTAAGTCAACATCAACACGCTACACTTATATCTGTGGAAGCATCGAAGAAACTGATGCTGACAGAATGGGTTTCCTTGCCAAGTTTGATGACCTTGGACAACTGATTTGGGAAAGGACTTTGATTCCTATCAACCCCAACCAGAAGCGTGCTGAATTCCTCAGAATGTTTGTCGATGAGTCTGAAGAAAACGACCGTATTTATGTTACTGGCCAAACATTTGATCCCGACAACACAGTCTACAACCCAGATGTATGGTTGGGACTTTATGAGTCTGGATTCAATAATGCAAACGCTCCCGATGGCATTTTGCTGTGGCAGAAAGCAATTGCTGGTATCTCTGGTAGTACTAGAAGAGATTATGTATCTTCTATTGCTCTTGATCAAGATAAGCGTATCTATCTTTGTGGTCATACGGATACCAACTCTCCTGATCCCGATGATATGTGGGTTATTCAGTGTGGTATTGATGGTGACCTCGTAGAGAAACGTAAAGTTGCATCTGAAGATGGATCCGAAAGGATGAATCAGATCATGTGGATTTCTGAAGACAGATTCTTCTTTGTTGGCATTAACGACGAGAATGATGACTGCATCTTTGGTGAATTCTTCTATGACGGTGCAAATATTGAAATGGATTGGATTCGTCAAATGCCTACTATTGGTGGACGGGTTGAAAATCCCAGATTTACGATGGATGAGTATGGTGCAATCATTTTGGTGTGGGATATCTTTAATTCTGCTCTTGCCAAGAATGATAAAGTACAAATTAACAAATTCCTGAGATCTTCTGCCAATACCCAGTGGGAATGGGCAAAGACTATTAGTGTCTCTGGAGATTTTGAATCAATTAGACATGCGAATGTTACTGTAGACGTTTTTGGTAACTATACATTAGTATCTGACGTTATTGAGAGCGAAAATCAAAGATATGCAGTTGTTTCATATCTGAAGTATGATGGCACTCTTCTGCATCAAACTAAAGTTGATGATACTGGAAATATTGGATTCCAGGCAACTAATCATGCAGTTGACAACTCTGGTGACTGCCATATTCTTGGAAACCGTCAACAATCCGATCAAATCATCTCTCTTCGCTTTGATAACTCGGCAAATATCCAAGAAGACACCACTAAGCAAGAGTTGGGCACATATCAGTACTTTGACGACACTAATAGTCTGTATGATCCTTCTGTTTATAAGTTTGGTGCAGGATCTCTGAAGATTCAGGACATTGCACCTGTTTCTATTACCAATTTGGGTCTTACTCCTACTTCTTGGAGTATTAGAGCATGGATGGCAATGGATACCACAAGACACGGTGTCAATCATCAACCTACATTCTTTGAAGTTGCAGATAGCACCAATACTAACAGTATCCGCATGGATATTGATGGTGATGCAACATCTCCCGATTATGAGAAGGTGAAAATCTTCCTGAATGGATCTCAAGTTGCATCTTCGACTACTACAACTAACTGGACTGCATTTGCAAGTGCTACATGGGTCCATGTTACTTTCCAGAAGCGTGAAGAGTCTCTTGGTCTTTACAGATACGAAGTCTTTATCAATGGAAACGTCCAAGCACAATTCCAGAGCACGACAGACGTTGAATTGGATGATATTACAATGGCAGGTCCCCAAAGTACTCCTACCACTACTAATACATTCTGGGGTTGGATTGATGACATGGTTGTTGATGACGTGGCACCTTATGAAAACACTTATTCAATCCCAACTGCGTATATTCCTGTAACTACTTCAAATTCGGATGCATTTATTCTGAAGTTTGACAGAGAGCACACTCAGCGAGCAGCATATACTCTTACAGGTCTCACTAAGCACAACAACATTACATTTACTGAGCTGACCTCTGGAATTGTTTGGAATACTGTAACTATTCCAGCAATGCAAGCATGGGAAGAGGGTCCTGGTGGTCTGCAGATTCTGGATATGTCCATGACTCAGGCACAATTGATTCCTGGCACTATTTCCTCTGCATCTGCATATTTCCAATATGCATCCAAGACTTCTACTATTCCATCACCTCGTGGTCAGAGAGTGCTGCTTGAAGCAGAAGTTGTGCCTAAATTCTACATTCGTGATGCACTTTACAATAAGATTGATAACGTCCAAGAAATCGTTTTCACTCAACCTGTAAAACTGACCAAGTACACTATCCTTCAGCAGTTTAACGCTCTTGGTACCACAACTGCATATGGCACGATTGTTGATGTGCCTGCTGGCACCCTGGCAGCCCCTGGTCTGGGCACTACCTACAAAGTAGGTAAGATTTTCGGCACATTTAACAGCACTGACAGATTCAGGACTGTAGCGGGTGATGTTAACCAAATTGAAGGTGAATACTTCAACACGATTGAAGAGGAAGATCCTTGGGCTGCCAATACAGCATATAACGCTGGTGATCGTGTTTACAATAACAAGCGTATCTATGAAGCACAAGGTGCTGGTACATCTGGTGCAATTCCACCTACACATAATGCAGGTGTAGTAAGTGACGGTATTATCAACTGGTCGTTTATTGATGATGCTGGTAAGTTTACTATTGATCTGACAGAGCATCCTTACCCAAGACCCCAGTATATCGGTCTTGACATGCCCGAGCATGAGCCTGGCATTCTGTATGCTGTTGGTCAACGTGTCTGGTGGAAACTCAATGTATATGAAGTTGCTACTGGTGGTGGTGGCGTTGCAGGCAGTACTCCTCCAACCCATACTTCTGGAGATGCCTCCGATGGCAACGTAACCTGGACATTTATTGAAACTAGAGAGGCAATCAGTCTTTATTCTCGTCTGATGCCTTTCGATCTTGGCAATAACTATTCTATTCAAATTATTGAGACACAACCTGGATCTTCCTTTATCCCTAATGACGTTATTAGCGTTACTGGAGATTATATCAACTTGGCAGACGATGAGAAGTCTGTTGAGATCTCTGGTCTGGCATCTGTTAAGAAGATTCGCGTTACAGCACGTCTTGAAAAGGATTTGCTGAGACAATCTCAATCTAGGACTGATTTGGTGTATTGTACATCAAATACACCGCACTTCTACAATGAAAATGATATTATCTATGCTGAAGGATTCCAAGGTGACCAATACAATGGATCATTCTTCATTGATGATGTTATCGGGTCTAGAGAATTTACATATAAGATTAGAGCAACTGCAACGGACGATCCTACATTCAATGCAAACTCTATTGCTAATGTAAACATCTATGCTAAGCATCCTACCCTTATCTTTACCAGAAATCATCAATATAACTTCGATGTGTCCGATGTTTCCAACTTCGGTTACTATCTGTCCTTCTCTCAGGATAATCAGTACAAACTGGAGTATTCCTTCAATAATATTGTAAGAGAGGGGACTCCTGGTATTGATGCAGCAGGTAATGCTGCACCATTTGTGAAATTTATCGTATTGGGCGATGTTACTAACATCTCTTACTACTTTGATCCTTCTAGAGTTGGATCCGACTCTCCTGTCGGTAGCAACTCGTTTATTGACGTTATTTCTACACCTTATGCAGGTAGATTCAACATTTCTCAGATTGTATCCGATACTGAATTCAAATTCCCACTTGATAGAGAGCCTGAGCGCAATAACGCTGAAATTGGTAACGATGATCAAGGAAATGCATATTCCTTCTACTCTACAACTTCTACACGAGCAGTTGGACCAATCAATACCATTCAATTGGTTTCCCCTGGCGGATTCTATAAGAAACTGCCAATTATTTCGGATATTGCATCCTTCCGTCAAATTGAAAAGATTCTCATCAACGACGGTGGCACGGAATATGCTCCTGGCGTCTATTACGATGTCCCCATCAATGGAGACGGTGAAGGTGGTAAAGCAATCATCACAGTACTTCCAGATGAAGAAACTGGGTCTGGTGCAGTTGCTGAAGTCGCAGTAAGTGACCCTGGTAAGGGTTACACCACTGCAAGCATTGATATTGACGCTATTCCTGGTATTCTTGGTCCTACGCTTGCTGGATCTGGTGGATCTGTTACGGTTGTCATTCCCGAAGAAGGCACTGGTGCATCAGTCTTCCTGACTGGTAAAAATATCGGCAAGATCAAGAGACTGAAGAATAATGAGTTTGGTTTCGGATATTCTCACGATTATACTCTGAAACCTGAAATTACCTTCCCTGTTAACCTCCAACTCTTCAATACTTCGATTCTGACCGAAATCAAGATCACTAATCCTGGTAGCGGTTATACATCGACTCCTGCAGTCGTTATTGAAGGTGGCGGTGGTGAAGGTGCTGAGGCAGTTGCTGTTGTTAAGAATAATCGTCTTTCTGAGATTCTGATTAAGAATCCTGGTGCTGGTTACTCTTCCGAGCCTTCAGTTACACTGAAATCTGAGTTTAACTACGTTGTTAACCTCGATCTCAACTATCTACAGTTTAACTTCCCTCATGGTATCACAACGGGTGCAGAAATCCAATTCCGTGCCGAAAATGTTGGTAGCACTGAGGGTGAGTTGCCTAAACCTTCTAGCGCAGGTTTGACCTCTCTGGTTGCAGGTCAGGTCTACTATGCAATTGCTGGTCAACAAAATTCATTGGAATCCGACCAAATCCGCTTTGCACTGACTCTACAGGCAGCACAAGCAGGTGATTACATCACATTCTTGACTCAGGGTAGTGGTCGCCAAGTACTTCTCACTGAAGTCTTTGGTGGTGCTGCAGAAGCAGTTGTGGCAACATCTCGCTTCCTTGCTGGTGAGCAAGTATTCCAAGGTCCAAATATCGAGCAAGCGACTGCAACTGGCATCGTTTCCACGAATACTGGTTGGCAAATCGGTCCTAAGATCCTTAAGATCGTCGATTATGAAGGTGATTGGAAACAGGGCGAAAAGGTTAGTGGCACCATCTCTAAAGCATCTGGTGTTATCGATAACTTAAGTATTGCTCGCGGTGTGCTGAATATTGGATCTTTGACAAGGACTCCTGGTAAGTTTACTGACGATGTTGGTAAACCCTCCGAGATTGTCCAAAAACTGCAAGATTCCTACTTCTATCAGAATTACTCTTATGTTGTTAAGTCTGAGATTCCTATTACAGAGTGGAAGACTCAGATCCTGGAAAACAACCACCCTGCAGGTTTCAACATGTTTGGACAGCTGCAACTGAGTGGTGGTAAGGATATTTCGGGTAGAAAGGTTGGCACTGAGTTTACGAAGGAAGTTAACATCAATAACTACTCCAACGTCAACCAAATCACATCTTTTGGTGCTGCACAACCAATCTATACCGATTACAACAATACTGAAGTACTTTTCCGTAAAAAGCGTCTGACTTCCTCTGAGGAAATTGTGTCATCTACTTAACATATGTGATGTTAAGCAGATAGAGCTAGACGTGTACTCACGTACGCTTACCATCAAAGCATTCTGAAGTACAGTACTTTTTTCTTGTTGATAAAGTACCGTTCCTTTTTGCAACGAAAGTATATCTGAAGTTAGCTTTACGAATATATAAGGTATACAGAAATTGCTACCAAAAAAAGTTGGTAATCTTATTAGCAGTACTTGTATATGCTATTTAAAGCAAAAGTACGCCTGATTCATGATGTACAACTCGTATATAAGAAGCATTTGGGCCAGAGATTAATAAAAAAGGTTATTTATTATGTAGTACAGCTTGCTATGTATGTCATTACTATAGTTATAGACCCAATGGAAATTCATTTTGACACGCAATCACTCACGAGTCTTTCTCAAACACACAAAGAAGGAGTTCCAAAACTCTAAAAAACAAAAAAGACGAAAAGGAGATTGAAAAGACGTCGGTTGACTTGATTCCTGACAAGAAAACGTCAATTAATCGGCCGAAATTGACAACAAGCCCTTACCTGTCTGTTAGTTTGTCAAGAAGAAATCTTTCTTTTCAGTATGAAAATTGAAGGCACTTTGTGGAGTCTAACGGCACACTCTTGCTCTTTTATCGAATATAAATTATATGCTGTTGGTGCTGGTGGATTGAGCGATGAGGATGACATCATTGTCAATATTAATATTGATAGGATGCCTGATGCTCTAGATATTCCTGAAAATGATGATGCAATTAA